AAACAATTATGATACTTACCCAGACAATAGACTTTGTTTTAAATTTGGTGATGCTATTAAAGATGTTGAAACTAAATTATACGAAAAAGACCTAATATTAGAATATAATAAAATTAACCATGGAAAAGAAAAATAAAATTAATGAAGATGATAAATTTACTGTTGGCGTAACGGATAAAGACTTAGCAAATCCTACTACAACTAGAAAATTAGCTGACATTCAAAGAAAAAATCCAGACGTTGACGTAGTTTACGATAAAGAAGGTGATGCTGCTAGTACTTCAACATCAAATAGTACTTCAATGGGAGGTATATCTGAGGAAGAATCAGTTATTGAACCACAAGACCAAGCAACAATAAAATATTTGTCAAATGTTATAGATAAACAAAGTGGTGAGGTATCTAAACCTTTCACTATCGATAATAAAAAATATAAGATGGTTAGGGGTCAACATCCAACTAAGGGTGTTGTTATTGGTGTTTATTGTTGTGACGAATTAAATGAAGACGGTGATAATATTATACATTTATCTGAGTACTTTGAAGAATCAGTAATCAAACCAATTATGGAGAGAGATGGTATTCAAAAACCAATTGATGAGGAGCATTTATCTGATGATAATAATAATGAGGATTTGATGGGTCACTTTAATTTAGATGATTTAGGTAAAGGTAGATTATTTTTTATTGAAAAAGGAACTGGTAAAGTTATTGCTAGTTTTAGAGATATTAAAGAGTTGGCCACTTCTGGTGTTAAGTTAGGTGATAACGAGAAGTTAGTTAATAGAAAACAATTAAAAGCTATTAGGTTCTCTAGTAAAATTAAAGAACAATTATCAACACATGGTTTAGATGAAGCTATTGATACCGATAAATTACAAGGTGATGTTAAATTGTTATTTGATAGAATGATAAATAAATTTGGTAATTTCTTCTCTAAATTAGATAAAGATGTTGAAAAAGCAACGTTCTTAGCTAAAGTTGCTGAATTACTTAAAATAGATTCCACAAAGTTAACACCATTGGTTAATAAATTTAAAGGTATCGCTAATAGTAGTGACGATAATGCTACCCCAGATGTTTCATCTGAAATTAACGAGTCAAAAAGAAATGTTATAAAAACAATTAAAATAAAAGATTTAAAGAAATGAGTAAATATAAAAAAATAGCTGAAGAAGCATTAAGAAAAGCTAAACTAAGTACTGTATCTACTAGTGTTGGTAAACCTATTAACGAAAGCGTTCTTTATCCAGAAAATCTTAGTGAAAGAATGCACCCTAAATTGGAGCAAGATATTAAAGATAGAAAACACTCATTGGGTAAACACCCAGCATTTCCAGAAGATGATGAATCCTTATTCGAAGAGAAGATAATGGGTGAACGTTTTAATGAAGTTGCTAAACGTTATAAAAGAGCATTTGATTGTGATTCTATAGATAATAGAGAATTAACACAAAATATGGGGTCAATGGTTCGTGACTGTATGCAACTAGAGGTTACACACACTAAGGAGTTGGAAAATTTAGCTATAAAAATGGTTCGTGAAGAATATGATATGGGTGAAGATGTTGTTGAAATAAATGCAACTTTAACAAGTGATATATCTATTGAAGGTACTAAAAGAAATCCTACACCAGTTGTTAGTGAGGTTGAATTTTCTAACCATGGTGAAATAGCTAAAGCAAATAAAGAAGTTTATAAACGTAGATTCTTAAACGCTATGATTCAAGGTTCTGCTAAAAAATGTAATCATATGTTTCATATGGTTGATGATGAGTTAACCAATATTGAACCTAGATTAGCGAATAACTATACTAAGATGATGTCAGCTGCCGATTATATGTATTATGTTATACCTAAAATGGAAAATGGTGTTAATGGTGGTGTCGTTAGAGTTACATTTCCAACAAAAAAGAATCCAAAAATTATTATAGATGCTGAAGCAGTGGTATTCCCAGTTCTTATTCATGAATTAGTGAAAGGTGTTATGGAAATATTATCAGCAAAAGGTTTACCTAAAAATAAAAAAATAGCTAAGTATGTTATCGATAAGGCAGATTTTTTATCTGCTGAACCATGGGATATGAGATTAGGACCAGCTTTGTGGACAAAATTTACTGATGCTATAGAACCAGATGACTTTAAATTAAAACATCACATATACAATGAGTTAGCAATATTAGAAGCTGATGAGTTTAATATTAAAATGAAAGAGATTTTAGCTGGAACAAAAGAAGGTAAGAAAATTATTAAAACTATTGTTGAAGAAATAAATCAAGGTTTAAATGAAGACGAATTAACTGAGGTTTTAGATTACGAAAATGATGAACTAGAAAATGATGATGATGAAACATTTAGATTAGATGATTTATTAAATGGTTTAAATATTTCAAATAATGATGATAAAATTGATACTGATGATGATGATGATGAAGATACATATGATATAGACGATTTATTTTAGTATAAGTAATGAAACACATAAAAAAGGGCCTATATGGCCCTTTTTTATTTTAGAATAGTTGTTTTCTGTTGTTATAGATATTTATATCTAAAAAAGATATGTTAACAACACAAGAAATATTTAAAGAGTATGCTCATTGTCTTACTGATTCTGTTCATGCTATTGAGGCATATTTAGAAACATTCGATAAAACTCAAGAAGGTTTCGTACCTTTTAAATTATTTCCTAGACAAAAAGAAATAATTAAAGCATATGATAAACATAGATTTAATATTGTAACAAAACCACGTCAAGCTGGTGTATCAACTACAACTGCTGCATATATGTCAATCAAAGTAGGTTTTGGTGATAGGGATAACCCAGAGAATATACTTATTATCGCCAATAAACAAGAACTTGCATTTGAATTCTTAGCTAAGATTAAAGATTTTCTTGGTCAATTACCTAGGTGGGTATGGGGAAGTGAGTATTACGGTGATGCTAAAAAAGAATCCAAATCAATTTTCATTACCGATTCAAAAAAAGAGATAAAATTACCTAATGGTAGTCGTGTTAAAGCGGTTGCTACATCTAAAGATGCTTTGAGGGGTTTTACACCTACATTCCTTATCATGGATGAGGCCGCATATATTGATAATGGTGCTGAAGTTTTTGGTGCCGCACTTACAGCGTTAGGTACTGGTGGTAGAGCAACACTTATATCAACACCTAACGGTATGGATTCGTTGTATTATAAAACATATGACCAAGCTAAGAACAAAAAGAATAATTTCAACATTGTTGAGATGAGATGGTTTGAAGATTTACGTTATAATAAAGACCTTAGATGGATTAAAGGGGACCTTTTGGAGAAAGAGGTTGAGTTTACATTTAAATCATATTCAGAACGAATAGATGATGGGTGGAAACCTACATCGAGTTGGTATGAAGAGATGTGTTTAGGTATGAATAATGATGCAAAAATGATTGCACAAGAATTGGATGTATCATTCATTGGTTCTGGTGGTAATGTTATAAATGAAGAACATATTGAGTATCAAGATAAAAATAATGTAAGAGAACCTAAGTATATGCATGGTCTAGAGCAAGAGACTTGGATATGGGAAGAACCTATTGAGGGTCACCAATATATTATGGGTGTAGATGTGTCTAGAGGTGATAGTGAGGATTCATCAACTATCGTTATTATAGATTTTACTACAATGGAGGAAGTTTTAGAGTATCAAGGTAAAATACAACCAGATTTATTAGCTCAAATAGTTGAAGAGTATGGTAATCTATATAAAGCGTATACAGTAGTCGATGTTACTGGTGGTATGGGTGTTTCTACGGTACTTAAGTTATTGGAATTCGATTATAAGTATTTACATTATGATAGTAATAATGGTAAAATACTTTCTGCTAGACAGAGAGAATTAACATCTTACGATAAAGGTAGTAAAATACCAGGTTTTCACGCAACAAATGTTCGTGTACCAATGATTTCAAATCTAGAATATCAAATAAGAACAAATGGTATTAAGATTCGTTCAACTAGAATGATTTCAGAAATGAAAACATTTATATTTAAAAATGGTAGACCAGACCATATGGATGGATATCACGATGATTTACTTATGTCATTGGGTATGGGTCTTTGGGTGATGGAACATTCATTTAAGAATTTAGAAAGATTAGAAAATCAAAACAAAGCAATATTAAATAGTTGGGCCACTGGTAATCAAGTTTCATCAACTACTAATACTTATAATAAAGAGACTAATAAATCTGAAGTTAAAATAAATCCAAATCATTCGGCCTATAAAAACGTACAAGACCCAAAAGGTGAGTACGCTTGGTTATTTGGAAGAAGAAAATAAATATATTTAAAATGTCAAAAAAAGTATTTGCACAGAGAAGTTCGGTAAATGGTTTGTACAAGTGGTCACCACCTACAAACTCATATGATAATAAAAATGAAAACTCTAAAGGTAATAATTCTGGTGGTAGTAGTGGTAAACCTAGGTTTTGTAATGCAACACCTTATTCTCAAGGACAAGATTGGTACATAACTTATGTGTACGATATTAAAGTTATAAATAGTCAACAAGAACGTTCAGCATATGTTGAATGCGATTATGTGTTATAACCTTTAATTTTAATAAAATTTAACTATAATTAAA